CAACAGAACCATCTACGAGGTTGAGTTCCGCCGCAGTAGAAGTAACACCGTCGAGAATGTTGAGTGCCTCAGCCGATAAAGTAACCCCCGTCAAATCCGCCGGGGCGATACGGATGTTCGCCGTGCCGTCAAACGACTGACCCGCGATAGTACGCGCAGTCTGGAGTGCGGTCGCTGTCGAGGCGTTACCCGTGACGTTGCCCGAGACATTACCTGTGAGCGGACCGCTAAAGCCCGCAGCAGTGATCGTTGTCGTCGAGTCGATTTTATCGCCGGTTACAGCATCATCTGCCAAACCCGCTGTTTGAATTTGTGGACCTTCGCCGGTAGTGCCGTCGTGGGAGTGACCGGTTGCTGCGTTAAACGCCGCTTGGACCGCATCAAACTCGCCGTCTAGGTCACTCGCATTGATTACGTTACCGTCCGCAATATTGTTTACGGTATCGTTTCTAGTATAACCTGTTCCCATTTTTTATTTTACCTCCGCCCGTATTGAGCGTACTGAATTATCATGGAGTCGAATGAATACGGTGGATCGTCGTTTGAACTCTCAAAATTATATGAAACAACGAATGCAGACCCTTGCAACTGTATATCGAATATGTACTGGAGGTTGCCCCCGTACGATGAGGTTGCGTAGGTTGCCGTACCGTAGAACGCCGCAGGAGAAGCAGTGTTCGACACCGTGATAGAACTTGGTTGTACAGTACCTGCTTGGTTGTAGTCGTATTCCGTTGACATGGTCGTTTCAAAACCACCCTGCGGGTCAACGAATAGTTTCATTTTATAAAAACCCTTGCGGGTCGCCGGGTCGGTAATCGCCATCGGAGCAGTCTTGATGGTTGCCACGATATTATTACCGTTAAATGAATTGCCGTCTTCCATGCGGTAGACGTAGCCGTCATCGTTAGCGAAGAAAATAAACTCGTCGGTATCCCGCATGCTGCTCGTTGCAACGTAAGCATTGATACCACGTGTCTCCGCCCATGCCATCGACGCCCCACCCTGTTCTGAAAACTGGGTACCTAAAATACCGCGGGCTGAAGCATCGGTGTAACTCGCGTTAAATCCGAGCAGTCGATACTGCGACTTATTACGGATAACAACACTCGAGAATAAGGTCGATTGGGCTACGAACTCCGTCATCGTAGGCTGTATCAGTTTCGATACCACCGCAAGACCAAAGTCGTTGTTTCGTTCTGTTGCAGAGAGGAGGCGTAGTCCGTCTGGACCTAAGAACATCACGTCGCCACCAATCTCCTGCGCTGTGTCAGGGTAGGGCGCACCGATGTCAAGAGTAACCGGCTGCAACTGGAAATCAGCGATACTGCTACCGTTTAATACATGGATTGTTTTTTCCGTGAAGACGAAGAGATTTTCGCGGAAAGTAATCAGGTCAGTTATTGCGTTATCAAAGACTATTGTACCGGCACCTGACGCGGCTGTAAAGTCTGTATCGCTAAACGGGGCAGAAAAACTTAGGGTAGTAGATTTTGCAAAGAACAGGTGGTTCTTGTGGTTTGCCACGTGAGTAGAACCATCCACATCACCGGTTGCCGTCGTAATTTGTGCGAAGGTCGATCCGTCGTATTTGTAGGGTTTGTCGTCCCCGTCTACGATGATTAGGACATCATTGCTACCGAAGTGATGCTTTGCAAAACGTACTTTTCCGCTACCACTGATATTGATACCGGAAGAGCTGTAACTCGCGTTGTCTGTGAGTTCAGTCCAACCAGAACCGCCAGACTGGTAAATCGATGTACCGCGGGCTGCTACGGCAGTTTGCTCAAACTCAGCAACACCACGAATATAGCCGCTACCTGTGATAGCCGCGCTGTCCCACTTTGCGTAACCCTCAATACGACGGTAACCACCGTCAACCGATGGTTCAAAATTACGCATCACTGTTGCAGAACCCGGGGCATTAACACCCTGCTGCAACGGTGACATGTTCGTGATTAGACCGCCCTTAAACTCTACGGGGAATGACTGCCAACGATCCATTAAATCATCCGGAAGTAGGCGTGCTCATTCACGAGGAGAGTCCGCATCTGTTTAATACCATTCTCAAACTTGCTATTTGAAATATTCGCCATCTCGATGTTGTCGCGGAACATGTACGCGTAGTACATCGCGCCATCAACTACAACGTGTCGGAAACGCTCCGGCACCGTTGGGATATCATCGTATTTCTCGAGATCGACAGGGAATGAATAGTACTCGTAGTCAATCTTGTAGGCTTGGTCAGGCATCGGTACCACGATGAATTCCTCATCTGGGGTACGTACGATGTTACGTGGTTGGGCACCCTTCGTGGTATCTGTCTCGTATTCTTGATCGATATATCTATTTAAGTATTCTGAATACGACATCTGCTTGAGATGCTTACCCTCACCAACATCTAGGGATGTGTTACGGCGAAGGCGGAAAGAATTGAAATCAACATACTTCGCGTTGTTCGGTAGACCGTAGCGTGAGGTACCCGCAGTGAGAGTCTGGTCTTCATTCACGTGGTTAAACGACCAGAAGAAGTGCGCTTGGTTCACGTGACGTAGGGAAGAGTTGACGGCTTCTTTGATCTGGGGGTAGAAGCCTGTAGCTGAAGTGAAGTTCGATGAGGTTAGCTCAGATTCGTTAATACGCTTCGCCACATCATTTACGAGAGATAAATAGTTGTACGCCATCGTTAGTTCACATCCAGTTTGATCTTAGACTCGGTGGCATTACCCGTAGAGGTCGTTACTGCACAGTAGAGTGTGTAAGTTGTACCGGCAGTACCAAGAGACAACTGGATCGTTGCACTTTCGGTGTTGTTCGAGTTACTCACGTGCTGTAGACCGTTGACGATAGTCGTAGGGGTATCGAAGTTTTGCTTCACCCCGTCGGCATCCTCACAGTACCACGTTACGGTAGAAAGGGTCGCCCCATCGAGGTAGCGCGACCAATCGACAGTGTAGTCGAGGATATCAGCGGCTGCTTTATCCGGAAACGTGTACGACATTACGCTGCTCTTCCTATATAAATAATTCTTGGTTCAGTCGGTGGTACCTTAGCTGTTGCACGGAGTGCGCTACGGTTTGCGACATCGAATACGTTCTGGGTTTCGGAAACAGAGACAGTGCCAATATCTTCTGTACCGCGTGCGGACACGTTGAGTACTACGTTTGCTCCGCCTACGAAGGTGAAGCTCGCGTTTACCTGACCTGTAGTAGATACGCCGGTAGGAGGAACGACTGCTTTTGCTATTACGACGTAGTCACCGACAGCGGCTACGGAGCTAGTACCTGTTACGCTATCAAAAGTAGGACGGGCATTATTTGCAGCAACAAATCCGGTATCGATAGTACCCGTAGCTTCGATCCCGGTTACTTCTACGCGGTTAACCGTGAGTTGACCTAGCGTACCTAATTCTACAGTACCCTCAGTACCCGATACTTCGTAGTTGGAGTCGGCAGTTACGATAACTTGATCGACACCCGTATCTATACGGTTCGGTGCTGTTACAGAAACCGGTGCATCCGCCGTAATGACGACAGTACCCGCAGCTAGCGTACCTTCAACACCATCAAATGTAGGACGGGCATTGTTGAGTACTTCAGTATCACCTACGGCACCTGTTGCTTCAACACTAACCGCGGCGAGAGACGCATTTGCTCCCGCAGTGATTGCACCAACACCACCGTTTGCGAGAGTGCCTACAACACTTGTAATGTTGTGGAGTGCATCACCCGATATGATGATATCAGTATCAGCAGTAGCGGAAACCTGAACACCGTCAGGTACAACGGAAATATTTACGACACCGTATTCAGCAGTGCCATAAATACCCGTTCCGTAGACTGCTCCAGTTGTAGTCGAAGACGCCATTTACGGCTCCTATTACGCGATACGGATGATAGCGTTAGAAGCGTCAGCAGTAGGGAATTGAACTACGAAGTCACCGTTGGTTGAAGTCTTGTCACCACCAAATGCGAGGGTTGCTACAGCGTCAGTGGTAGTAGAACCACCATCAGTAGTGGTGTTGTAAATCAACGCGCCGTTAGCAGT